TGCTTCGCTGTTCATGCCAGCGATGAAGAGACCAGTCACAAGTGACTTGTACTCCTTGTCGTCGCTGTTCTTCTTAGCTGCAGATTCACCGACCTTGATGTCGGCTGTCTGTGGAAGCTTGTTAACTGGTGTCTTGATTTCGGCAGAACGCTTGGCGTTGGCTGCCTTGATGACTTCGAGGCTCTTGAGCTCTTCAGCCTGATTGGTGAGGCTTTCGATTTCGCTGTTGAGCGTCTTCGCTGCCGTCACCTCGTCCATCGTTGGCTCGGCCTTGGCGAGCAGGGTGTCCAGCTCGGCAGACTTTGCGCCGATGGCGTCGTTGATCTGTTGAATGTTCATGGTTTGTTGCGTTTGTTGATAAGATGACGAAGGGCCTCCATCTCCATGGCTGCCTTCGCACTGACAGGTTGCGCACCATCGATCAATGACTTGATCGATTGGGCTGCGCTGGTGAGGGTGTCCATGAGTTCGGTCAGGCGTGCCACGTTTGCCGACGACAGCGTGCGCCCCTCCTTCTGACGGATCTCAGCACGCGAGTTCAGCCTCGTGACAAGACGCTTGATGTCACTGCCGACACCATCTACGTCGTCATTGAGTCCCTTCGCACTGATGACTGCCGTCATTGGGTTTGCACCGAACAGCACAGGACTCCACTCGTAGAGTCGTCCTTTGACGAGTTCACGGCTGCCGTCTGTGGCTAGTGCTTCCTCTGCCACCGTATAGCCTATGCTGAACTCGTCGATGATACCGTGCTTGATATTCGAGAAGGTCTCACGACCTGCTTGCGTTTCAAGGTTGAATTGTCCCTTGATGTATAGACCACCAAGATCCCGCAGCTGCATCGGCAGCATGGGATCACCTGGCAGCAGTTCCTTGGCTTCGAGGGTCTTTGCTACTGGTGTATTCCAGTCATGCTGCCACACACCTTTCGGCATCTTGTATGCAAGTGAGTCTGCAAAGAAACCGAACTTGACCCTGTCACCGTAACTATCGACGTTGTTGAATACACTCACGATGGCTTCAACGATACCGTCGTCAGCCAGTGCCTTCATTTCAGTCGAGAATGCTTTACGTTCAATGTTCATGGATACTCCAATCGTATGCACAAACTTACTGGAAATAACAAGAAAAACTTTTACACATTATGTACGTGTGGCCCGTGCGAAGCACCGGCAGTTTACAGCGTTCCAAGCAGACAGCCCCGGGCCCGATGGGTATGGCGTGACCTCACCACCGACTGTAAAGTTGCCGTTCGCATCTTCAAACGTTCCGTGCGCTGCGTCGTGCTCAGGACGTGCGCCAGCCAGCGCAGCCCACTGACGACGTATGCCACCGATCTCATCCCAGACGTTCTTCTGCACAGTGCCCGTGGTGGCCGTGGCCGTCGTTCGTGCGATCAGCTCGGCACGTGACTGCTTGACCGTGGGGATGACTGGCATCTTGAGACTTTCAAACTTCTCTTTCAATAAGCCGGCCAGTTCACTTTCAGATAGCCGAGGGTTATTTACGATGAGTTCCTGCACTTCCGTGCGGATTGTGCCCACGCTTTCAGAGATCATGTCAGCACTTGTCTGCATCCCCTCACGTCGCGCTTTGCCAAACTCACCCTCAGGTGCATCGCTGTTGACCTCCTCAGCTGCCAGCCTCAGCACCAAGGCCACGAGCTCCTCACGGCTGCCCTCGGTGGCGTCTGCAAATTCCTTCTCCCAGACATCGAGGCTGAAGTCATCAATCTTGAGTTCCAGCGATTTCGTGCCCGTTATACTCTTGTATAGCTTGTCAAGTGCTCGCCCCCATTGCCTGGCGATCTTCACAGAAGCTTTGGTGAGAAGCTCGTCATAGGCTTTGACATAGACCTGGTCGTCTGCAGAGTGCAGCCATGCCTTCGTCTCAGGGCCGATGATCACGACCGTCTTTGGCTCTTCGGTGTCGATGCCGAGTGATCTGTACATCTGACGTGTTTCGCGATCGTTGTCAATGGCCAGATGCACGCCGCGCTCTTCCAAGATCAGGCCCGCCTTGTATTCTTTGAAACGGATGGCAGGGGCTGTGGTGTCGTTCAGGTGGATGCGGTCATACCTTACACCAGCCTCACGCAACTGGTCACGAGTTGCATCCAGTTCATCCTCAGACCGCCCCGAGACAATGTCGATGTACCAGGTCTCGTATAACGTGTTGACATATTCGATGGTCTGCTGACGTGGTGACCCTGAGTCTGTTAGCAGCGTGCCATCAATGTCCACGATTACGGAAGGCTGATCACCTGCGACTTTGCGAAAGGGAGCAGCCGTAACAGCCGCACCTCCTTTCAGGCTGAGGGTCTGCACATCGCCATTGTCTGGGCTGTCGTCACTGATGTCGTCGTCAGTCATGCCGATGGCCTCTGATGCGATGGCCTGACCTGCAAGGGCCTGCACGGTGTTCAGGTCAAAGCCGATCTGCACACCAAAGTCTGGGATGGCCAGCTGCGCGTTCAGCTGCTCAGCCAACAGATTCCAGAACGGCACACGTGACATTGTAGTGAAGTCTTTGCTGGCCTGTTCGAAATTGGAATAGGTCGATGTGGCCATACCAGCATGTGTAAACGCAATGATGGGATGCACACGATATACGCCACAGATGCGGGTCTCGTATTGACCGAACGTATCAGACAGACCCATCTCAGCCCAGTCGAGGGCAAGACGCTTGATGTCCTTGATGCCCCACATATGACCGACCGCGCCGCGCCGATCACCACCATATTTGCGTTTAAAGGTTCTTTCGGCTGCGGCGATTTGTTCGGTCGTCAGTTCTTCGTCGTAAATCACGACGGTCTTTGGCATTGCGTCGTTCTTGTGGATGTTGAATACCGTCGCACTGGCTTCGTTGAAACCCTCGATGGACTGCGATGCCATATCGATTGGTGATCCCCCACCCATCGGCTTCTCGGGGTCATACCAGAAACCCACTAGATGCACGACGTCTGTCTTCTCGACACGATACGTCTGCATGCCGTCGTAATACAGATAGTAGGCAACATCACCCCAGCCGTCATTCACGGGGGCAAATCTCTTGTCAGTGTACCACCTGATGCCGATCACAGCACCGCTGCCATTGCGCAGCTTGTAACCGTAGGCATTGCCACTTATGCACAGGATGGTCATGATCTCGGACATGGTCACACGCCACTGGTCACGAGTCAGCAGCTCAATGATGGGCTGCTCGAAGTCATATTCACCGTTAGGCTGAATGACTCCTATCTGTGCTTCAGGCATCATGAGTGAATACGCCAGAGTGCATCCTTGCGCAATGGGGTTGGCTTTCCACATAGCATAGGCTGCAGGCCAGTTCGTTACTGGCGTGAAACTATGACGGCTCCAAATATCCCCCACGATGGCGGGGACGTCATTGACCGCCTGTTCCCCGGTGGGGCTGATGAATTGCTTGAGTCTAGTTAGGATACTCATGGTAGTCGGTTGGTTAGGTTAGATGATAACAGACCCCGCACTCTGTGACTTGACAGCAGCGAGGTCGGCATAGACAAGGGCATCGACCATGTCGTCATGGTCTGACGTTGGGAATGACAATAGCTCGTTCTCGAAAGCTGGGTCGATACCTCGCACGTGAGTGATGAGCATCTGCTCGTAGCGTGCGAGGACGCTGTGGAATCGTGCGACCTTATCCCGGTCTGGCTTGATGGCCTTCACAGGCAGCGACGTTTTCCGCAGCAGCTCCTGCACTACAGCGACTTGATACTGCACAGCCTCGATGTTGATCCGAGTGGGTGACCATTTCGAGGCATAGCTCTTGATGGTCTCAATGATCTCGTGAAACGTCACACGGCCACGCCAGACATCGAGCACGTACCGACGTCCGGTGTCCTTGTGATAGCCCACGATCACAATGGCTGAGTAGTCTGCCGTCTCCTTCTGGCTGATGGCAAGGTCAACACCCATCCCGATGCGCAGATCACTAGGGACTTGATCGGCACTGATGTGGGTGAGCATCTCACGTTTCACCAGCGCACCCTGCACGTCGATGAACTCAGCTAGAAACTCCTGCTGGAAGACGATGCTCGGCAGCTCCTGACGTGCCGCCTCAATCTCGTCTGCACTGATGTAGGGGTTCACGTCTGATGGCATCTGCCAGTATGACCACCTCTCGTCAGTCTGTGCACGCTGTGCAAGGGTGTAGAAGTAGTTACGGCCTTTCGGTGTCGAGAAGAACCAGGCATCGCCCTTGTAGTCTGCAAGCGTTGGACGTATGGCCATCGTCCAGGCCTCTTCCAAGTTAGGAACCATGGCGGCCTCATCGATCACCACCCTGCGGTACTTTCGACCACGCACCGCGTCGAAGTTGTCCAGTGACCACATGTCAAGCTGACCGCCATTGATGTACGTGATGCGCTTCTCTGACTCATTGGTCTCTGATATCACGTCTGCAAGGTCACGCTTGACAGTGCGCCAAACCTCCATCAGCATCTTGTAGGTAGGGGCGAAGTACGCAGCCGGGTCACCGGTGGTGATGTTGTCTGCTAGGACGGCCTCAGCCAGGATGGT